ATGTCAATTACATTCATTAGTTCAACATCAAACCAATCTCTGCCACTATAAATACCTACTTTTAAGTCCTTGTAGTGTTCATGGATATAATTAACTATTCTAACACAATCCTTATAATTAGAGTCTCCACCCATAAGTCCAAACACAGTTATGCCTGGATGTTCAACAATAAGTTTATCAATTTCCTCATTAGTTAATAGGGTTCCCACATAAGGTCTTAAATAAGGTTCACTACAATTATCACAATGACATGGACATCCAGTTATATTGACACACAATGCAATCTCATCTGGAAATTCACTAAAAGTGATTGCTACGTCATAATATTTTAATGATTTCCCTATTCCTTCATTAAATTCTTCAGGTTGATTTGGTAATTCATATGAATCATTCATCTTGTTCTTCTACCTTTCCATAAGCCCTTCTAGATGCCTCTACTTGTCTTGCTTCACTAAAATTACTTACTCTTCTTAAATATCCAATGATTCTAGTTTCATAGTCTAAATTTGTAGACCCACATTTTGGACAAACATGTAGATATCTTTTATCTCTGTATCCACAATCATTACAAATTGTTGCTGGAATATTATAAGTCCAATAGTTGCATCCTGCTTTAACTGCAACATCCATTAGCATCCTATAAGTCTTTTTAGATAAGAAAGTATCTAAATTGTTGTGTAATGCTACACCTCCACTACAAACACTAGCAAATCCTTCTCCTTGATAATAGAACTTCTTAACTGGGTCAATAGTAGTATCTTCAACAACATAAAAATAAGAATTGTAAAGATTTCTTCCTTTAGGAACCCAATAACCATCCTTCTTGTCCCATTCATATAATTTGTAAGAAGCATTTTCTCCTGGAACAAACTCTAAGTTCATTTTAATTGTTGGAGTTCTGGCCTCTCTATTGAGTCTTTCAATAGTGCCTAATATATCTTGGGCTAGTTGTCTATATGAATTATTATTTGGGTCTATTTTAATATTTGGGTAATGGGGGTCATCTACAACACCTAGAAATTCTCCTGCTTCAACAAATCCATTAACACCAACTGTTAAGAATTGTTTATCAAGGTCAATAAATCCTGCACTATATGCTGATAGCATTCCATTATCAAAGTCATCATGTAACTTTGCATTCCAAGCATTTAAATATTTGTGAACTCTTTTTACTATTCTCTCTATATATTGAGGAAGAGTTAATTCAACATCATCACCATTAACACTATGATGTTTATACCAATTTTGAGTAATTCTATTAAGATTCAATGTTATAACTTTCTTAGAGCCAGTCATAACTCCACCTGCACCCATGGATGTACTAAAAACATTATCCTCAATACCATTTCTTAATCTACAACAAGAAGATAAAGAATCTGCACTATCACTTTGATAAATAAAGAATGAGTGTCCTTCTGAATGCATCTCTGCACAAAAATCTGCACTTTCTTCATCTTTGTATTGATGTGTATCTTTATCTACTAGAAGGTTGAATGATTCTACAGGAAAAGTAATTGTTGTTTTTTCTCTTTCCTTATTAAACCACTTCATGAACATCTTTTGAAGTTCTTTTGTAGTTTCCCAACATGGTTCATCAAAATCTGGGAAGAAGAAATCTTTAAAAATACTTTCAAAATAATACTTATCAAAGTAAGAAATATTAACAAATGGTGATTGATAATTTCTTGCTCCTGCTGGTTGATTAATAGAATATACAAATTGTTGGAACCAATCTTCAATCTTGTGTCTAAGAGTAAATTCATGTTCTCCAACCTTTTCAACTATTTCATCTAAATGTTGAATATAGTCTTGGCCATAATCAATTCTTAGAAAATGGTCAAAATAAGTTAGAAATTCTGGAATAGCAACTGCACCTGCAAATTGTGAGGCTAAAAGGAAAACTAAATTAATAATGCTTCCAATATAACTGTTAGCATGCTTTGGGGCACTAGCACTACCGCCTAATCCTTGTAAACCATCCATTAAGAATGGATATAAAGAACAAGCAACACAATATGGCTTTAGTGAAGATTCATCATGTGAATAAATAATATGATTCTTTAAATCTTGTTCAAAAGATGTAACTATTTCATCTCCATATAGTTTACTTAAATATCTTTTAACTAAGGCTCTATTGAGGTCAATAAAATCTTTTTTGCTTAATTCACATTCTTGAGTTGCCAGATTTTTACTAGCCACATTTGCATTACTATCAAATTGACTTCCTGTTGCTGCATTACTAGCAAGAGTGTAGTCATCAATAAATTTTAATTTCTTTTCAAGTGTCTTGGCATCCATAAACTATTGTTCCTTTACCCAATCACTTGCTTCTTTTTTAATTAAGATTTTACCACCAACTTCTAATGCTGGTGTTCCTAATATTCCTTTTTCTTTATATTCATCTATATTGTCTAATGTAATGAGAATAGAATCAAATTCAATTCCTTTTTTATTAAGCATCATTTCTAATGCTTTACACATCCCACAGCCATTTTGATGATAAAATATTGGTTTATTCATGCTCTTGTTCCCTTTCTTCTTCCTCTTCAGATTCTTTTAAACTAGTAAATAAAATATCTAATTCCTGGTCACTCATTTGACTTACTAAATTAGACATAAATTCATCAACATCTTTCATGCTGTACACCATCCTTTCTTTCAATTGTCAACTAAATTTAGCAACTATAAATCTAGGACAAATCTTTGTAGGATATTTAATGTTTCAGCATCATCAGCATTGTCAATAATATAGCCACTTATTGCTCTTTTCTGCTCAATAATTTCAGAAATTTTAGCATCTATTGTACCTTCACAAATTAAGTTGTAGATAAAAACTGGCTTCTCAGTTCCTATTCTGTAGATTCTATCTTGTGCTTGCAAAACAGATGCATAAGTCCATGGCTCATCTAGGAAAATCATATAAGATGCTTTAGTCAATGTAATTCCAGTACCACACTTACTAATAGTGCCTAAAAATATCTTATGTTCTTTATCTGTTTGAAACATATCAATGTTATTAGATATTTCTGCATCTGCAATATCCCCTGTATTTAATAATGGACTATATTCTTCTAACTCTTCCATTAGTATATTTAAAGGTTCTTTGAATGAAGAGAAGATTACTACTTTTTCTCCTGTGCTCACTATCTCTTTTGCTAATGACACTGCTCTGTCTATTTTACATGATTCTATATTTTGTGTAGTTAAAAATTGAGGACATGTTGTTGCTTGTCTTAGCCTTGTAATAATAGACAAAAGATTAGTATTATCTAGTTCTATCTTGTCACACATTTCTATTGCTTTTTCTTTATTAGTAGAATCTCTTTTAACAGAGTCTGCAAGCACTCTATAGAAGTGTTCTTGTTTCTCATCCATAGTGAGATATTCATTAATAATGTTCTTAGGTGGAAGATTAAGTAATTCTTTTCTTCTTCTAATTGCATTAGTCATTATTTCTTCTTGAAGAATATCTAAATTCTTGAAGCCTAAGACTCTTTTTTGCTTGTCATCAGATAAAATACAATACATATTCTTAAAGTTTGTTATACCTGATTTACCTTTCACCTTTGACTTCTTTTCAAGTCCTAACCATGCTAAAGATATAAATGAATCTAAAGGATTGTTCATAATTAAAGAACCTGTCATTGCCACCTTTCTTGGTGCATCTAACTCAAGGAGATTAAGGCCTCTGTGAGAATTCCATCCCTTAGCCATATGTGCTTCATCTAGCAACATTAAACCCATCTTATTAGGGCCATTGACTATTGCCTCAACAATTTCATCTTGTATAAGAGATTCTACATTAATTATAATAAAGAACTCATCTATAGGCTTAGATAATTGCTCTACTCTTTTAGGAATTTTTTCCCAGACCCTGTTACCATTTTTATTTATTCTTTCTCCAATAATAACACAACCTAGTCTGGAATGCTTTTGAATTTCTTTTCTCCAATTATCTCTTAAAGAGGCAATGCCACAAATAACAAGACAGTGCTCAATTTCACCCCTTGCTTGAAGTTCTTCTGCTAAATAAATACAATCCAATGTTTTACCTAGACCAGGGTCACTAAGAAGATAACACTTATCATGATTAAGAAGCCACTCAATATCTTGCAACTGATAATCAAAAGGCTTTGTCTTGTACTCTAATACTGGCTTTATATTATCTGATTGTTCTTCTTTTTCTTTCACTATTAAAGTTACATCATCATAGTAGACAAAGTTATCAAGTAAATATGCAAGGCTTGTTAAAGGAACTTCCCATGAATATGTATTTTTATCATAAGAATATGTGCCAAAAGATTTTATAATATTAATTATATCTTTATTATATTCAAATTTTACATACAGAGAAGTTATTCCACCTAATTTAGATTTCTTATCTTCAAATATGTAAATCATTTATTCTTCTTCTGGTAAAGAAATTCTTCCTTCAAATAATGTAGATTCATAGTTTTCTACAAAACCATCAATAGGCTCTGTAGTAAAAGTTACTTTACCTGTAACTCTAAATCTATGGCCACAAGTATCACACTCATACTCTTCTACAAAAGACATTGAATCTCCTGTGTAGTAATCAATGTGTCCATTCTCATCCTTAATAATGTTTGTTGGATTCCCAACTAAATCAGAAACAAATATTTCTGCTGGTAAATACTCTGCTCCACAATGTGGGCAAATAATGAAGTTTGTTTTATCAATTTGCATAAAATATAAAGAGATTCAAATTTAACTAAATAGACCACTCTATTTATAAGATTCTTTGAATCTCTATTGTTTATTATATAACTTTTAATTTAAAATGTTATTACAAATTACCCAATAACTGTAGGTATTGACTCAATTTGAGATACTGTAATATCTAATTTATCATTAACAGCATCAGAACCAGTAAGAGGAATAACTCTTTGTGCATATAAAGTATAACTAGGATTATATAAACTTCCAACATTTTCAAGTGTTATTCTTATTAGTGCATTATAAGTATAGACTGTACTGGATACCTTATAAATGCAAGGAACACATATAACACAATCCAAATTTGTAAATTGATACACCCTCTCATATTCCCTCTCATCTTCTGTGCCTGGTGCCTCTATATCTGCTGCCACAGTTAATCTTATAAAGTTCATAATGTTATCCATTTTACTTTTATTAACATTAGTCATTAATGCAATCCTATCAGCATTTCTAGGAAGTGTCTTATTAATATTCCAGACATTATAAGTAGCATGTTTTGATGAATAAACATTATTAATAGTGATTGAACTCTTCACTGTCCCATTAACATCTTTAAAATCTATTTTATCTTCTTCTCCTTGAGGGTGCTCAGCAGAAGCAAAGTAAGTAGTGCTTGCATTAGATTTCGTTTCAAATGTATTAGTAGCATGTTCCTTTGTTTCAAGAGTACCATTTTCTTGAGGCAAATTCAAAAGATATTGAGTATTTGAAGTTGTTGGAGTATTAAAGTCTAACTTTGTATAAGAACCATAATTACTGTTTCTTGCATATGCTGTAATCTCAGAGTCATTATAAATTGTATAATTAGCACCAGTTGTTCCTGTACCCACTAAAACTGAATTTGTAAGATATGCAGATTTAAATTTATGGTACATATCACCAATATCAACTGAAGAAGAAGTTGCAGAAGAGCCAATTGCTTTAAGGTTTTCACTAACACCTACAACACTTGAATTAACAACATCCGAATTAAGTACTTTAGAAATATCTACATACTCACTGCCATCAAAATTTCCAATTTGAGTGGTATCAATGTTTAGAAGAGATTCCCCAAATACTTCCCATTTAGATTCTTCAGAATTATAGAATAAAACTTGAATGCTGTATGGAGTTTCTGGAGATTCATTAGAGAAGTATAGTCCCTTAAAATATAAAGTAGTTCCTTCACCTTCAATTGTATCATCTAAATAAGCATCTGAGTTGGTGGTACCATCAAAAGTAACTAATTTTGTAGTCCTATCTCCACCTTCTCCTCCAAAACTTACAGAATCTAATTTAATAGAGGCCCAAAGTTGAGCATCTGATGCAGATAAATTTAAGGCACTCTCTAAACTGGCAATTGTCCCTACTTTAAAAATATAACCCTTTATAACTATGATAATATCATCACCATCCAACTTGACAAAAGAATCTTTATGAAATCCTAAAACATTGAGGAGATTTAGATTCTCTTCTGTTGTCTTTGCTGCTGTTGGATTTATTCCTGCACCTCTAAATGCTGTAGGAAATGCACTTACTGCTGTACTTTGTAAATAATTTTTCATAATTTACTCCTTACTCCTATACTATTTGATTTTGGAAAGTCATCTTCCAAATAATCATATAACTAACACCTGTGGCTAATTCTGTTCCTTGAATCTCTTCATCATCTGCTAGTCTTATATATGCAGATGGATTTTTTCTTTCATTCATATTAAGACTATTATATATACCAATCAAATTAACTTTTTCTTCACTTGTCACTTCAGATAAGATGGAAGCAGGAACTAAGAAAGAGTACTCAATGCTTGCTTCATCATTACTTTCAGAAGTTATTTCAGAATCATCCAATAACACAGGAATAACTGTTTTTTCTTTGGTTAAAGTACCAATATATTCTTCTTTTAAAGGATTCTCACTTGCTGGTATTGTACTGCTAGTATGATATAATCTTATATATTTAGGACTTAAATCAGTAGTATTATTCCCTTTAAGTGCTCTAACCACACAATCAAATAAAGGACCACATCCAGTATTTTTAATTGTTCTAGTTTTTACAACTTTATCTTTATGTAAAGTTTTTATAGTAACTTTTCCTGAGTAATTAAATCCATCTCTCATTCTATTCTTCCTCCTCACTATCTATACCTACAACTAATCCTGTATATGTTTGAGATAATTTAGAAGTGTCATCCAGAGTATCAAATGAACTCTTTGAAACATCAGTAAAATCAGAAACATTTGAAGTATTATTATCAGTAAATTCTTTCCAATTAACACTGTCAGTAATCCCAAATATAGAAGTATAAACATTATCAGTGCTGACATCTCCATAGACAATATCATAAGTAATTCCTGCTGGGAGTATGTAATCAAATAAATCTTCTAATAAAACAACATCAACTACAGAAATAGGTAAAACTATCTTTAATTTATAGTCTGCTTCTTTTAACTTTTTATAATCTATAGGACTCACTAAGTAATTATCACTAATGTGTTGAGCATGTAACAATGCTTTAATAGCGAGATTAATAGACTCAAAAGACCCCTTCTTTCTTAAGCATTCAGTAAAGATAGAAGCAACTGTTCTTAAGTCCTCTATATCATACTCATGTCTACTTTCAAATCCTAGTGTCTTTGTAACTAGTTTTATCATTTGATAACTACTTCTCCTATTTAAAGGATTCTCACCCACTAAATCAACATTAGTCTTAAGGTAGTTAAAGACAGCCTCAAAAGACCTTCCTATTGCTTGAAAGTCTCTTGACTCATTATAGTAAACACTTGGCACAGAATCTCTAACTTTAATCATTATTGTTTTGAACTCCTTGCTATTCTAATGATAGAACTATTAAAGTCAATTTCAGGTATTGTTATCTTGTTGAATACATTATTGAAATCAAATAATGTGATAGCATCATCCATATGAGTATGACTATCTAATTTGATTGCTAAATCATTGTCTTGCTTATTAGTATAATAGAATTGGTCAACATTGGCTAATGCATCCTTAACATCATCACCTACCTCTTCCCTTGTAATTTCATTTTCACATATATATTGATTATATCCTGTAACATATCTAATTTTATCAACCAATAAGGTACCTTTTTTTGTAGACCTAATTCTTAAATCAGTAACACCATGTAAATCTAAGACATATAGTGTAGATGCATCTAAACTTGTAGTTGCAGTACCATTATATACAGGAACAGTACCTGCTGTGCCAGAATTAATAGTTAATTTTGCTGCATTATCCTCAGGTTGCCAATACACCATCACTAAAGAATTGTCAGTGTTAGCAACTGCAGGAACTTTAAATGTTTTATCATAATTTTCTGACAACTCTAACTTAGCAAAACCTGTCTCATCTCTATACATGACATTAGGTGCTCCTTGAGAAATATCTAATGCATAGATGTAAGCATCAATAGGTTTTCTCTTATTATCTAATATATCAATATAAGTAACATCTACATCAGTATCCCCTGCAATTTCTAAAGTTCTGCTAAATAAGATATTCTTATTTGTAATAGGATTATTATCATCACCATTAAAGGAGATGGAATGTCCTGCTAGTAATGTTTGACTCTTATCTGGTCCTGCATTAATGTCTAATCTAGACCTGATAAGCCATTTATCTCCTGTTGTATACATATCTAATGCTTTAGACTCATCTTCAATTGTATATAAGAAATCTGTTCCATTAAATTCTTTATATGTATTATCTAAAGTTATACTTGCATTTAAAGTAGGTGTAAAGGAATCACCTTCAACAAGTGTTAATATATTATTTTCAACAATATCTAGAGTATTACTCAAAGAAGCATTGAAAGGAAGTCTCTTCCAAACCTCTCTAACTGCTAAAAGTCCATTATTTTCTAATACTCCTAAATCAACCTTCTCACAACTCAAGTTAGAGCCTCCAATGGCTAAAACACTTGAGAAGTTTAAAGTGGTTCCACTACCAACAGTGATTAAGTTGTAGAACCCATTGTCTGTATAGAAGAAATATTCTCCATCTCTAAGAGTAACACTTGCTGTATCTCCAGTAATCTCACCAATATTGAATAGTCTATTTCTAGAGTTATTTCTTAACCAATAACAGTATGTTGGTTTGTTTATGATAACTTCATTTTTCTTAACAATATTAATCTCTTCTTCTGCTGCTAAGACATAGAATAAGACATCATCACCATCTGTAACTACTTTACCATCATCACAAAGGGTATCAAATTTAACTTGGTCTTCTGGTGATAATCCAATTTTAACATCATCCTTAGTTAATTTTTTAACAGTTCTATATCCTGCTTGACCATAAGACAACTCTTCTACTGTTTTCATAGTAAATCCAACAGGCTTTACTAATTTATTGGTATCATAAATTTCAGTTAATCTTCTACCACTACTTGTAGTTCCTACACAGATAAGAACCTCATCATTAGTCATCTTGTGAATATTTCCACTAGGTATTGTACCA